GTTTTTATTATTCAAAATGTTGCAAATGGCTTTATATAGCCATTTTTAAAAAATAAAAAAACATAAAAAGCAATAAAAAAACGTGGGTATGTCCCCAAGATGTCCCCACAGTCCCCAATTAAAAAAGAGGCAACTTCATCTAAAATAGACAAGATAAAAACCGTTCGATTAATTTCGAGCGGCTTTATACTGCTTATTAGCATACCTTGCCAATAACTTCAGTGTACATATCCTTGCATTTTATTTGAAATACTTCTAGATTAGTTTACAATAGAATTTGTATCTTATTTCGTATTTTGAGGATCTCCCCCCTTAGCTATATACTTGCATTTTCAAAATATAGAAATAAGATATACAAACAAAAAATCACGCAGCCTATTTACAGGCTGGTGATTTCTTGGCAAGCTTGATATTCTTTGGAGGAATTTAAGCTTGCAATTTTATTGTAGTACTTGTATTAAGAAAAGCCCACTTAACTATTAATCGGTTGAGTGGCTTTTTTATTATTTAAGTCATTTTTTATCTAAAAGATCACCTATTATACCAGGCGCAATGACGTCGTTTTAACATAAAAATAGGAGAACTTAATTCAAGAGCCTACTCCCCCTTTGACCCTTAAACTAATACTCCTACTAATGACAATCCTACACCCAAATACACTTTAAAACAACCTGTCCAGACAACAAAAAAGCCCCCACGCCGAAGCGCAGAGGATTAATTATACTATTTTTGACTTGCTTGTGAGGCAGATTCAGTGTCAGAAGCCGCAGAACTCTGAGGGCTGGAACACGTCTCGACTATCTCGCACACCAACAGATCCACACCCATATTACAAAAATAGAGGCTGGAAACGCCAAATTCCCAGCCTCTTTTATTAATAATTAGTCATTTTCATTAAAGGTACTTAGCGTCCCCCACTGGATCCTGTGAAGTTAAAATCTTAGGACCATCTGGCGTAACCACTAGAGTATGTTCGTATTGGCAAGATAAACTACCGTCCATGGTGGTAACTGTCCAACCGTCTGGAGCAGAAGTATCACATTGCCAACTTCCGGTATTTACCATTGGTTCAATAGTGATGGTCATTCCGTTCCGGAGCCGCGGACCGTGACCAGCTTTGCCATAGCCAGGAACATCGGGATCTTCGTGCATTGTTGGTTGAATACCGTGACCAACAAATTCCCGGACGTCGCCATAACCCATTTCGTCTTCTACGTAAGTTTGGATTGCGTGACCGATGTCGCCGATCCGGTTTCCTTCAACGGCTTGATCAATTCCCAGGTACAAAGCTTTCTTAGTAACTTCCATTAATTTCTTAACTTCATCACTAACTTCACCAACCGCAAATGCCCAGCAAGAATCTACCACGTAACCATCCACGCTGACTACGGTATCAACCTTAACTAAGTCGCCTTCCTTTAAAATCAAATCTTTCCGCGGAAAACCGTGACATACTTCGTTGTTAACACTCACGCAAGTTGCGTATTCGTAACCTTCAAAGCCCTTTTCTTCAGGAACTGCGCCGTGTTCATCTAAATAACGAAGCGCGAATTTCTCGATGTCCCAGCTAGAAATTCCTGGCTTAATAACATCGCGAAGTCCAATATGCATTCCTGCTAGAACTGCGCCTGCTTTCCGCATCCCTTCAATTTCACGTTCTGATTTCAATGTAATCATTTTACCCACCCGTTTCTTAATTAACCTAACTACTATAGTATCACAACTTTGGTGACCAAATTAACCCAATTGCCTTGCTTCCCGTATAGGTTCCCACTTACGGACCAATTGGACAAGATTCTATGTGTAAGCCCGGGTATTGGACCTTCAGTTCACTTTGCCATTGCATGCCGCGAGTGCCCGTACTTGCTTGACCGTCCAACGATCTAGCGGCCGTGAGTTGACGTTAAACCATGTTGTTTGACTGATACCACTCTCTTTTGCTAGTCGATAGCGTGTGAGGCCGTGCGCCTCAAGATACTTATCTAAAATTCCCACCATGTTTTTCCTCCTAGGCATATTGTCTTTTGCTTTTCTCTACACTTATATAGCACCATATCTGGAAGTAATTGTAACCATTTTAAATTATTTTTTGAGCACAAAAAAATCCCCCACGCCGAAGTGCTTACCAGTTAAGTCATTCACTCTTTATTTTTAAACAAATTGTACAAGTCCGTAATCACTTCCCCAATTGGGATATTAAGATTTTCCGAAGTAAGCAACATTACTCTGGTGCTTATGTTCTCTAATTTTTCTGCCTTAGCGGCTTTCTGCAACCCGGATTCATTAATCCCGGCTTTCTTAGCGAGCATATACCTTGTATAACCGTGTTGTTTTAAATATTCATCAAAAACTCCCAATTTTAAAACTCCTTTTTTAATAAAATTCGTTGAAATCTAAATTCAAATAGTTGTTTGGATAAACAATGTAGCGAAACTGATCTTTTAAAAATTTCATCCCACTATCATGATCAGAAATCCGCACGCCAAAATATTTTTCGTCTTCTTTTAACTCAAAGCTAGAATCATCTGGTAAATATTCGTCCATAAAGTCATCTAATTCATCAATAGGTAATGTTAAGTAGGTGCTTAATGATTTTGAAGAATGATCAACACATTTAATCGTGAAACCTTTAGATTCAATATCATCAACAATTTTAATGATTTTTTCGGCGCCATCAATTAAGTCTTCTAATTGTTCGCTTACTTCTTCATATTCTTCAACTTCATTGTTAATAAACGACTGTCCATCAAAATAGATACTTTCAACTTCAAGAGCTTTATCAAGGTCTGTTATTTCCTCTTGTGCCAAGTTTTCAACTTCTTCGGTATCGTCAAAATCAGGGTCAAATCCTTCGTAGGCAGAATTTTCGTCAGCTTGGAAATCATTTGCAACAAGCTCTTTAGCGTCTTCAACGTTAGTAATTTCTGTATTAATAATTGCTTGTGCTAACTCTTGTTGTTGTTCTTTTAAATCTTGAATTTGATAAAAGTCTTCTAATTTCATTTTGATTAGCTCCTTAGTCCCTTTTCTCTATACTTATATACTACACTAAATTAAAGTATAGTGCAACACTTTTTTGTAGTATTTTAAAAAATAAAAAGCCCCTATCCGAAGATAGAGGCTAAATAATTACTTCTTAATTTGTATGTTAAAAATCACTATGGTTGTTAATACTAATCTGTAATCGATCGAGAGGTTCACCGTACATTCCGGCCCAACTGTCGTAACCAGCAACTGAACCATTATCGGCACAGGTACCTAGATAACCAGCACGTCGCGTGGATTGCGAACGGTAGTAAGCTTGCTGGTACGTCTCACCTTTCGGAGTTGTGTAGTACATCTGGACACCGTCGATTGTGTGGCCCTTAATACCAGCAACGCCGTTAACCGTATCGTTCTTATTGCCTTTGTGTACCCATGGTAACCAGCCATCTTCGATTGTGTGCACTCGATATTTGATAGAACCATGGCTAGCCTCGATGTAAAGCATATCGTGAGCGCTGTATGGCATTCCGGCGAATCCGTTAGTACCAGAACCAGCATTCTTAACTGGCGATAACCAGTGGCCATTACGTTGATGCATGGCGTAGGTTACATCCACATGCTTCTTATTTGACGGCTTGACTGGCTTAGTTTGCTTACCATCATAACCGTTGTGCGTAATTCCAGTTAGATCAATGTTACCGTCTAATCCACCATTAATATAAGTCGATGTGAACTGCCAGATTGCAACGCCATCCATACTTGGGAACACACCCCAATATGGTGTGCTCCGGACTAAGTAATCAGGATAGCCAGCAATCCAAAGGCATGTACCAAACTTCTGTACAATGCGCTTGTAGTCAACATGTGCCAATGTGTACGGCTTGTAGCTGTAGTACATTGGAGTATATCCAGCGTTCTTAATCTGTTGCATACCAGCGATAATAGCGTCAGTATTAGCTTCCTTTTCGGCCAACGTACTAATATATCGGCTACCGTTCCAATAAGTAGCCTTAGCGCCGTCTTCGTAATCAAGAGCCACGATAGAACCTTTCGGCGTCTTAACTCGTGGTAAGTAGTAGTCTAAGCATTGCTTACCTAGTGCTTTACTGTCGCCAACACCGTACCAAATGTAAGTATGAGCTCGCATGCCTTTAGACTTAGCACTAGCAACCTGACTATTGTAGGTTGGCTGGTCAATAAAGGTTCCACCATAAGACCCGCCAATTTGAGCAATGGCAAACTGGTCGTTTTTGTAGCCCTTTACACCGTTGTAGCCTTGATACTTAGACCAGTCCACGCCTTGGCTACGAGTGGAGACAACGGCTTTAGGAGCTTGTTTCTGACCTGTTTTAGCCTTAGCATTAGCAGGATGTTTAACTACTGCTTTATGCTGTACGTTGGTGTATTGGTTATTCGTAGCACCACCAGCATTGGCGCTGGCCAGTGTAGCAGTACTTACTCCAACAAAAAAGGCTGCTGCAATCGCAACAACCCATTTTAGTTTATTTTTTTGATTCAACGTTTTCCTCCTTTGAATTATCGACAAGCGTTGTGTCACTAATTACGCCTAACATCCCTAATATTGTCAGAATAGTGTTGATGATTCCTACAATGTTTTGCCAATCGACTGGATAGGTAAATCCAAACGCTACCATTAACTGTTGAACTAAAACGATTAGTAAACTAATCAATCCTGCCCACAACTTCCCATCATGCCAATTGATTTTCTTTACTTTTTCCATTATTAATTTCCTCCCCATACTTTGTTTTGTAAGTCCTTAATCCTTTCGTGATGGCGGTCTAACCGCCGATCGTGCTCGTCTACTCGCTTATCTAACTCCTCAATACTAATCCTTATTTCTCTCAGATTATCATTGAGTGTTTTAAAATTCTTGTTTAAATCTTTTATATCTTCCTGAAATGGGCCAAAAATGACATACTTAAAAAGCAGGCTAACCACGCCTGCCATAAAAATAATGACAGTTGTGATTGATGCCCATTCCCCCCAAGACAGCCCCAACAGCATGTGCAATCTTACACCTTCTTTCTTCTTGCTTTGGCAAAATAAAAACGCCTATGCTTCAGGCGCTGGATAGTCTTCTCCAGTAATTTCTTTATATTCAGATTCAGTAATTAGTCCAAACCCCACATAGGATTTGTAATAATCCAGATCGTGGTTTCCCCACGACCAGAAAATTTTACATTGTTCAAATGTTGTCATTACGCGTCAGCTCCTTTCAATTCAGCAATGTCCTTATTTTGTTGCATCATTATACTTTGCATCTGGGCAATTGTCATTGCTTGTTGCATTACTACTTGTTGCAAACTAGTTGGACCCGTTGGTACATTAGGCTTAGTCGGTACATAATCAGGATTGGTAATAATCCCATCATCTTTAAACATGTAATATCTTGGCACAAATTTTAATTCAAAATCGTCTGGTACTGGTCCTGTGTACTCTGTAGCCCCATCCATAGTTCCTATTTTAGCAAAACCTAGGATTACATTTTTATCATCTAGTAATAACTGCATTAACGTATCCCCCTTACACTAGCAATCACAATTTGATTATTATCAACTGCAATATCTCCAGTACCGCCACGCAAAATGCCTTTATTATGCTTAATTACTAAATGGGTATCGTCAATCTTATCTAACGTTGTTTCGTAGAAAGCTGTCCACATGTTATTGTCATCATCTGGTAGGTTTGAATCGCGTAAGACCATTTCGTTAGCAATTCGCATCTTTTGGTACCTAACATTACCTAGAACAGAGTAGCCAAATTCTAAAGCATCATAATTTTTTAAATCATCCACCAGAGTTAATGTTCCTTCACCATGGATGCTCCCAGACCATAGCGTGGTGTATTTAACAAGCTGTTCCCACGCATTAGGCACATTACCAACGCGACTGTGAATGTTGCGATACCAGACCTTGCCTGTCCCTGAAGCGTAGAACCAAAATTGCTTCCGAGTACCTTTCGAAGTGGTTGCTGATTCTACATCAATCTCACAATACGGGGCATTTTCCATCGTTTCATTAGCAAGAATAGGTGTGTCAGTTAGATTACTCCAGAGGGTCTCATAATGTCCCTTTGGTAGATCCAACACACTTGTCTTGTCGTAGATCCATTGTCGCACACCGGTAGCATGCGTTAGATCTCGCTTATCTTGTGCAGACATTGTACCTAGATGGTGCTCTGTTGCTGGCGCCAGATATAGATTTTTAATCTCAGAAATTTGACGGTCATGCCGTTCAACATGTTTTTTTAGATCTTCTTCCATTTTTTACTCACCCCTTAATATGTCATTGAGCGATTAGAAGCTCTGCCCCAACCCAATAGGTCAACCTGCTTATTAGCGCTATCAATTGATATAACCGTCATAGCACCTTCATGCTCGGTGCCGACATCAGTTGATTTCGGTGGAAAATCATTGACCATTTCAACTTGTTTAAAATCATTATGAACATCGATTTGTTCACGATGTTTATGCCCATCGAACCACCCAATTAGAGTTCCAGCACCTTGCGATGTGAAGTCACAGTTAACGCTTGCTTCCCAATCTTTCACCGTCCCCTTGTTGACGTAAGTAGAACCAGTCACAAAGGCATTGATAATGCCAGAAACTAAATCATGATTAACGTAGTGTACATTAGGGTCATCATCTACCCAATTATCAGCGGATAATGGAGCATGAGCCATGATGATTACCTGATAACCAGTAGGTACCTTTAATGCCGTATTAGCCAACCAATTAAGTTGCTGTTGTCGGAATCCATGCCATAACCAACGGGGATATTTGAGGTTGCCGTCGCTAGCCAAAACATCTTCTGGAACATCATTCGTCCAAAGCGTAATCACTCGAATTTTATGCTCGTCATAGTCTTTGAAGAAATAGAGGCTATCGCCATCACGTTTTTCTCCAAATCTTGGAGTTGTTGTAGCGAACAATTCCTTCAATTCAGCTTCCTTGATGATTCCATCAGGAATATTACGAGAATACATAACCGGACTACCATCATCATGGTTACCCGGAATCAAAGCCACATCACCTTCAGTTGAGGTGTAAAGTAACCGGTCATTGTAAAGCGCCTCGTCAGCATAATTACGTGCTTTCTCAACGTTGTTACCACCATTGTTATCACCAAGCGAGATGGCTAAATCAACGTGGTTAGCCAACTCAAGGAAATCGGCTAAATGATTGATTGAATATTTTGAATAAGGATAATCAATCTTCTCACCTTCGCCTAAATACCTATCTTGGTAATGAGGATCAGTAATCACCGCAATATTGAATCGGGTCTGGTCAATCTTGCTAATAAAATTTGGTAAATAGTCGCTCTTAACATCTCCACCAATGTCATTGGATGGATTGTATTTGAACGGTGTATTTACAATTGCCAACTGTTCGGCAATGTACTCTTTTAAATCGGCTACAGCTGTATCAAATTCAGCTTGAGTTAATAGTCCATCAGCCTTAATCTTTTCTTCAAGTGCTCCAAGCTGAGTTTTGATCTCTTCGATTGTTAGATTGATACTACCAACATCAGTAGTTAATTGAGCAATAAGCGTAGCAACATCTTTCTTCCATTGCGCCATAGCAGCTTCAAAGTCACCGTTTGCTTTAGTGATGTAGTCTTGCAACTTACCGTAAAGGTCTTCGAAAGGAGTAATGTAATCACTTGGAACTAAGTCGTTATATACTAAATCAGCAAGTACGGTTAAATCAAATTCCAACGTTGTAAGGCTTTCACCATTACGTACAATTCTAAAAAATGCTTGAACATAAGAACCTGCAACAGTAAATGCTTGCTTTGGCATATCAAAACGGAATTGACCATTTTGTGCGTCTAATGTAACACCGTGTCTAGCATCAATAATTTTATGAATTCCATCGGGAAGCTTGCCTTCGAACCAATAATTGCAATCGGTTAAGTTAAATGGAGAGCCGTCTTCATTCTTTACTGTTACGAAAACTTGTCGCATTCCGTCTTCATTTTGACGAGCTTGCAACCATTGCGGATTAGTTGAAGTACTGTTATCAATGTGAAAATTAGTAATGTCGTCAACTAAATTGCGTTTATCTTTACCGATGGTAAAAGTTAGATACATACTCATTTGCTAAACACCTCTTTCATTTAATTTTTCGTCAATAATCTTTTCAAGTGTTGGTTCGTCAATTCCTAAAATAATACGGTTAATCTTGTCTTGCCAATTTTTATTAAACATATCTAGTTTAGATTGGTTATCATCTAACACTTGCTGAATTGCCTCTTGATTTTGTTTGGCAATGTTTTCAATACCAGTCTGACTATCAGTAATCGATTTTTGTACCGTATCAGTTAGATTTTTAACATCAGCACGATAGCCAATAATTTCATCTGTTAATTTATCAACGTCATCAATAAGATGGTTTACTACTTCTGAATTGTCAATTGTTTCAAAACCTTGTGCCATTGCTTCTCTCACATCCGTTCCTATTTTGGCATGCCGAATTATATCAGCAATTTCTGCAACTTTTTGTGCGTTTTTTTGTACTTTGGTAACATCCTTATACACCTCCGCCATCAGCATTGCCCCCTTCTAATTTTTTCAATCTTTCATCTAAACCAGCAATTGTCTGCTGATATTTTGCTAACGTCTGTTGATATTCTGCTAGCGTCTGTTTAGTTGTTTCATCATCTTGTTTGACCGTTTTTAAGTCCCTTTCGGCTGTATCAAGTCTTGTTTTACTGTCCTCAATATCTTTTTGAGTACCTTCGTAGTCTTTTTTCAACTGTGGTACATCAACCGCGCCTAATTGTTCAGAAATCGTTGCAAGATTACCACTGAATGCTCCTGCACGCATACTTGAAATGTCACTACCAATGGTTGAAATGGTACTTTTGAGCGATTTAACATCTTTGCTAATATTTTTAAAATCATTCTGGTAATCAGTTAACTTTGTAGTTTTGTCACCAAAGGTCATCGTTGATTTATGTGGCTTGTTCAAATCGATTTCTTTTCCAATAACTGTTAGTAGCTGCTGTTCAGCTACATATGGATTAATGAACAAGTAACGATCATAAACTTTGAAACGCTCATATTCATTCAACTCAATAGCACTGACGGTAAAGGTATTAATTGAGGCTTTCTGCGCTTTAATCCACGCTTTACCTTTAGCTAGTAATTGGACGGGATCTTTGATGCTATCCCACGTCACCGCACCGTTGATAATTCCAAATTCATTCTGAAATTCTGGAATATCTAGGTAATCTTTACCATCATTAACTGGTGCAATCGTATATCTAACACCAGACTTAATTGTTCCACCTTTTTGGTCTCCAGAATCCTGTTCGGGAATGTTTCCACTAAAGCGATAAAGATACCAGTACCATTCACCAGACCAGTTATTAGCGTCATGGCTAAACCAGTCATCAAGTGTTGGATTGGAACTCTTACCATGTTCAAAAACATCGGCACCATCTGGATAGCCACCAGACCAGCCTGTAGAACATTCCAGCACGGTATCAGCATCTTTCATGACGGCAGTATGTCCGGCTGCACCTGCTGATTGTCCTTTTTTGCCCATGATAATAACATCGCCAGTTTGCATTGCTGGTAACGTCTTATTAGTACCTTCGTAGTGCAAAATATAACCATGTTTTTTAAGGAATCCATGCAGCGTTTCAGCGTTGTAAAGTGTGCGATCCGTCTCGTGAATTGCTAATTCTACAAAAAAGCTGACAAATGACGAGCAATCGGCATGTTTCTGATCCGTCAAAATATCAGCTCTGCGATAATCCATTGCATATTCCAAATGTGCCGCTTTAGCTTTGTTGAATAAATCAATTCCAGCTTGAATATCTAATTCTTGTTTTGCCAATGGAGAGCTAGAATCGTCCGTTTTAGTTGAAATGGAATTTTCTTCAATAAGTGAACGTGTTTGTTTACTTCCGCCAAAAATCAACGGCTCGGGGTCAATCCATGTACCATTATTAGTGAACGAGTGTGCAACTGCGTAATTGAAATTTTTCTTTGTTACACCCACATGAAGGTGGTCGGTAGTACGTGTGCCGACTACTTGACCGGTTTTAACATAATCTCCGACTTTAACCTTGATGTCGCTACTACTGCCGAATGCTTCCTGATATACCACATTGTAGCCATCGTCCGAATGGGTAACGAAGTAGTAAGCTAAGCCACCCATGTAGCCTTTGTGCGTCACCTTACCACCATGAACGGCATGTACATCACTTCCCGGATGATCAACTGATCCAAAATCAAGTCCATCATGAAAACCGTTTTGACGAAATTCTCCACCAGCATGTACGCCAAAAAGTTGACCTCCACTAAAAGTTCCATGCCCTGCTGATGGGAACGGAGAACCCCATCCCCCACCACTAGGCACAATCTCTACTGGCAATTTATCGTAGCGACGATTACCGGTGGGCCCCCAGCCACCTTCATGCACATCATTTTCCCAATTAGAATCATTGAACATCGCCAACAGTTGGTGGAAACCTTTGAGAATGTCGGTATAGCCTTCGATAGCGTATGCATTAAAAGTAGGTTCGATAAACTGTAGCAGTCCTTTGCTAGGGTGTCCGGCTGCCGCGTTAGAATCCCAATTATTAACTACCGTTTCACTACCGTTCGATTCGTGTTGGATCACGTCTTTAATTGTACTTACTTCTGCATCACTGACGGACGTTTTCATACATTTAGCTGCAAACTTAATTGCTGGGCCCCAGTCGCCGTTAATAGCATGCATCGGTCCACTCAACTTAGATCCATCATCCGAGCTATCGTCATGTTCTTCGTCGGGCTTTTGTGTCTCAATTTGAGCGCCTAACGGAATCAATCGGGTAATTACTTTAGAGGGATCAATCGCAACCTTAGCTGATTGCATGTTTTCAGCAATTTTTAATGGTGCTTCCATTGAATGATCTTGCCCAGGACTTTTAAGGTAGTCCAGATAGTTCTTGCCATCTTTATATTCCACGATGATACTGCCACCAATCGAATCAGTCAGTAACTTTTTAATGGCATCCTTAGTGGTCTGATAATCCACCTTTCGTAGAGTGTTGTCTTTATCGTTAGTAACCGTAACATTTCGAACCGTGAACTGCTTGTATTCCGGAACTTGAGAATTATGTTCCTCAATCAGCTTTTTCAAGAATTCTTCTGGTGTGGCGTTAGCAATTTCAATGTAGCGTTGAACACTATCAATTAAATAACTGTCGATATCCTCAAAATCGTAGGTTTGGATGAATTGACCGTTGATTTTCATCTCACGTTCTGGTTTCAAAGCTCTACCTCTGAACAACAATTCACTGTTACCCGAATCGTAAACCTCGACGTGCGTATGCATTGGTCTAACTTTACCGAATAGCTTGTTAGCTTGATTTAGAGTTAGCGATAGAGTGTTGGTCTGACTTGATGATATGGTCAATTTACCTTCTGATGCTACTAAGCCAACGATCGGATCGTGGATAATGTAGCCAGCCTTATCGGTCGGCTCGTCATAAGCAATCACTCGATACATTAGATCATCTCCTCACGTCTAAACTTAAACTCAATCGTCCCAGAACCACTTAACGTAAATTTATTCTTGCCTAAAGGCATGGTGATAGTTGCTTTATCAGCATTATCTTCAGTTAATTCATAACCATCAAATCCCGGGCCTTTCACGGTTACCTTTCCAGTTACTGCAAAATGGCAAATAACCGGTCGTGAACCAATGTTTTCAAGCGTTACATCCATTGATTCCGTTACATTAAACTTAACTGGTTGCCAAACCCAATGATCGAATATCACATCATCCCAAATATCAGCGCCTTCAAGGTTATTGGTATAAGCATACGGGTAGCAATCAAATACCACCGTAGCCGTAAGCATTCCTTTTTCTTCATCGTCATCTACTTCTACACTTTTACACTTACCACTCCAATAGTAACCATCTTCATGCGTATCAACTAGATTACTAATGCCAACCGTCATTAGTTGACGCTTAATTTCTTCTTCAAATATTTTACGCTCATGATAGACGCTTAACGGCATAACAATTTTATAGGTGATCTCTCGATTGTCAAAGAAACGTTCACCATTAAGCACTGAGAAATCATAGACACCTTGCTTGTAAGCAACCTGCTCTACTATTTCATTTTCTTTTGGCGTGGGAGCTTCTCTTGAAACTACCCACCATCCAGCTTTCCGACTATCAAAACTTCCAAAAACAAAACCCTCGGTGGGAATATCTTCATATTCATCTTCATTAGTCGGCTGTAAATCTCTAAAACTATACTGCATTACCAACCCCACCTTTCGTCGTTATTGGAGGTTGCTCCTAATTGTCCGTTGAATTTATCAGATGTAGTGCCAACCAATGTATCGCTATCCATGTAAAGGTTAGTATCTTTATCTGCAATCCGGCGGAGCAAGGCGTTGTTTTGTTGATCCAAGGTTGAGGCGTTTAATGTCATTGATCCGTTTACACTACCACTAAAAGCGGATGAAGAAAGCGACTGAATACGATTGAATCCATTTCTAAAATCTTCAAAATTTGGAGAAGGAATTGAAATAGTTGCAGCTTTAACCATGTTCTTAGCAGCTGACGTAATCCAATCTACGTTTTTGTTCATTCCAACTGCAATACCTGCCGGGATCCATTTACCAACTTCATCTTTCATAACTCTTGATGGGGAGTGTATACCTAATGCGCTTTTAATAGCATTTTTTGCTTTATTAGCAATTCCAACCGCTGCATTCCATATATCGCTACCCATAGAACCCATCCCATTGATAAATCCTTGAATTAAAAATTTACCAACATCTAATAACGATACGCTTCTAATTCCGCTGTCAACCTTGTTAGCATTTCCTTTACCTGAACTTTGTGATTTTCCAAAGCCATCTATAACACCTCTGACGAACATATTAATGAGCCTTTGCCCAGACCCTAACACTTGACCTAATGCACTACCGACACCATATACAAACTTCATTACTGCTTGTACAGCGACACTAGCAAGACGAGGGATTGCGTTAACAATTCCCATGATGAACTTAGCAAGTAAATTGATTCCGGCATTTATAATTCTTCCTAGGTTATTAGCGATACCATTAATAAATGCAACAATTACATTTACTGCCGCTGTAATAATTCTTGGCATTGCTAGAGCGATTCCGTTCAGCAGTGCCACTATTAAGTTAGTCCCGGCTAAAATTATCCGTGGTAAATAAGTAGTAATAGTGTTTAACATCGAAATAATTAATTGCGCTATTTTGGCGGTAAAGATTGGTGTATACGTCACAATTGTATTTACTAATAGCAACAATAAATTCATTACTGTTTGGATAATTTGAAGTGATAACGTGCTAATCACATTTAAAATTGTTTGACCTAATGCAATAAACGTTTGCCCAATTAAAGGTATATTTGTAATTACTGCATTCAACATTCCTGTCAAAAGAGCACTAAACCCAGCTCCAATTGAAGACATAATCGGTATGATTAAGCTAATATTGTTTCCCAACAAAATAAAAGCATTAACTAATGCTGTTACTCCTTGACCGGCTAAGGCTAATCCAGCTCCCATAGCTAGCATACCGGCTCCAAATAAAGCAACTCCTGCGCCAGCGCTGATAATTGCAACACTAAACGCAAGCAATCCGACTGCACTAGCTGTTAAAACTGGTCCCAATACTGCAAACACACCTGCTAAAACGGCCACCGTAGCTCCAAACGTTGCTAATGCAATAACACCATTCATCCCTTGTTTAGCAAGTTGAGTGATGCTTAATACTAATAATGCTAAACCTCCAAGTGCCAAGGCAATTCCAGCTCCTATTTCAAGTACGGCTAATCCCATTGCAATTAATTGCCCAGCACTCTTTTCGGCACTTTCACCAACGGCTTTCTCACCGGTCGCTGCTCCAGCTGAGGTTGCTCCCACAGCAGTATTACCAGTAGCAACACCAATTAGTTTGCTAACTAATCCGATAACACCTTTTCCGACTGCTAAAAATCCTTTAGCAAGGGTTCCAACTGCTGAAGCTACTTTGGCTGTAACAATTAATAATCCGCCAATTACCGCGACAACCGGTCCAATCACTGGAGCTAAGGCAATCATGTTTCGAACGAATACCGATAACTTATCATTTGATGTTGTTAGATGCCCAACCAAATCTTGTACTTTAATTAAAAATTGCTGAATGCCCTTAGACGAAGATTGGTTTGCTGAAATAGAGAGCGATGTGAATGAATCTTTTAATTGATCAATTTGTGAACCAACGTTTTTCTGCATTTGATTAGTACTACCTTGAAGATACTTGCTAGCTTTTTGATAACTACCACCAGCCTTATCAAGTGCCGCAGCAAATGTGTTCCAATCAGTATTGCCAGATTTAGCCTGACCATTAACCGACTTAAGTAAGGGCATCATAGCGTTCATACCGGCAGTGCCAAACATTGCCTTTAATGCAGCTGCTTTTTGTGCGTCACCCATTCCATCCGTTGCTTTAGCCACTTCCCTTAGAATGGTTGGCAATGGTTTTGCTTTCCCATTAGCATCACTAAATTTAAGCCCTAAAGCCTCCATCTCTTTTCTTGCAACATTACTTGGCGCTTCCATAGCAAGCAATGCGTGATTCAATTCTTGTGCAGCTTGTGCAGCCGGAATACCACTGTTAGTCATAATCCCAGCTGCGGTTGATACATCGGATAATGACATTCCCATATTGGTAGCAGTACCACCAACATCAGCTAAAACTTGCTGCATGTCACCGATTGTAGCATTAGATTTATTAGCTGTTTCGGTTAAAATAGCTGAATACTTAGTGGCATTCTTCATACCACCGCCCCATAGATTCATCGATTGTTGTACTACCGTAGCAGTATTGCTTAAATCTTCACCAGCAGATGCGGCTGCACGTGCAATTGGCGGAAAATCATTTTTTAAATCCTTGACCGATGCGCCATTACGAGCCATCTCAGTCATCGCGGCTGCCGCATCTTGTGCACTAATTGGTAATGTAGAGCCTAATTTTGCTGCTTCATCCGACAACCCTTTAATATCCTTAGAGCTACCGCCAGCAATTACAGCTGCTTTATTGATTTCTTGCTCAAATTTTCCAAACGATTCGACCGACTTTACACCCATTGCGGTAATTGCAGTGCCCGTGATCCCCATTGCAGTGCCAACGCCGGTCATAGTTGACTTTACTTTGTCAGAAAAAGAAGCCGTTTGACTTGCTGCTTTTTGCATAACTGAACTGAAATTTTTATCAATTGCGCTTAACACTGCTGTAACACTATACGTTTCGCCCATTTCTCTCCCTCCTTTCCTTTTGTATTTTTTTCCATTCATCCCAACGATTAGCTGTCAATTCATTAATATCTGCTTTCTTTTTCTTGACTGGCAATCCTTCGAAAACATGTCTGATATTAGCTTTTTCATCATCGAGGTTGTACATATCATCAAGATTTTTGTACTTAGGCTTTGGGTTTTTATCACTACCTGTAGTTGCTTGTACCATCTGATTAAAAAAGGCTTGGAGAGCTAGATTTTGGCGTTGTTCAGACTTTTGCATGTAATAAGCTTCTAGTCGTAGATAATATTCTGAAAACGGCATTGTTTCGATTTCTTCGATTGAATGAAAGCCTAGATATGCTAGACAATTAAGCAATATTTCCCGATAAGCTTGTTCGCTTGTCTGCTTAATTTCTTTTTCATCATCTAGGCTTGCATGTTTTTTAATGCCACTTTAAGAACATTTGCTTTCTTCACTTCTTTGGAAACATCATCGAATAGTTTTTCAAATTCCTTAACACTGGTTAGACTATCTAAATAATCATCAACATCATTGCGACTAACTCGTGGTGAGTTTCTAAAGGTTGCACTATAGATTACATCTGATAAAACGGCTGGATCATACGCGCTTAGGGCTGGTAAAGACTTTGTTAGTCCCATGCCTAATGACATACCACCAGCTTCCATGCCAGCTACCTTATCCAATTCTCGTACAAATCTAACTCCAAAATTTAATTCTTGTTCTTTACCGTTGATTGTAATTTTCATTATTTTTCCTCCGTAAATTAAAAGCCGCCCCGTAGGTATTGTTCATTTCATTGGCGACTTAAATTGATTCATTAAGCTGTAGTGCTTGCACCATTATTCGTTGGTGTTGCTGTTGGTGTTGACGAATCATCCTTAGGTACATACGTACCCTCATCGCCATCTTGCCAAGCAGTTCCACCGTTTTTCTCAGTGCCATCTTCACCAGTTGTAATTGCCGTTAATCCACGGAATACATAATCGACCTGTTCCTGTTGATCTTTAGTTAGTACAAGCCAACCTTGCTTAGGCGTACCATTAACCGAGAACTTAATTGTACGTTCAGAAACATCACCAGTTTTAGCTTCTGTTTCATCATCCGAGATGGTTGCTTGCACATACCAAGCAAAATTCATACCATCTTTATTAGTACGATCAATATCAACAATCCAGCCTTCAACTTTCTCATTTTTAAGAATGCTTCGGTAGAATTCATCTGCCGGTACTGAACTATTGTTATAAAATTCTAATTCCAATTCAGTTTCCAAACTCGCGCTAGTCGAAATATTTCCGTCCTTAGTTTTTTTGAATCAGAATCGCGTTTAAATGATAGCTTTACTGATGTTTGATATGGTACTAATTCCGCTTCTCGGTTTTTTGCCCAAGACAAACGGCGATAAAACATTTTTAAACTGTTTCCTTGCACAACTTCTGTTGTATTTGCCATTAATTTCACTCCTTATAATATTTGTAGTTCCACCGTTACAATTCCATGCAACAGCGTTGAATTAGGCACACTGGTATCAATCAATATTCGTGTTGATTGCTGTTGAACTTGACCGTAATACGAGTAGTTTTCCGTATTAATATGACCAATTGAAGCATAAAAAAAACGCTCGACCATTTCATGAATGGTAGAACGTTGTTTCGGTGTGCCCCAGCAATCAATCGTTAATACAATTGAGCCAGTCAATTCCGTTTTGGTATTACCTTTGTTATCTTCAATTCCACTTAGCACAACAAAAGGGTATTTAACCTTTTCGTTTGAAGCGGGTAGATAGTCGTACGTATCATATTTAAGCTGTTTTGACAGCTTAAAATAACGATCGTAGACGTCTTGTGCTGGTGATTTTCTAATGTTGACCACCTACTTTACTAACGCCCTAAGTTCACTAATGAAAATTGGACGTTCCTTTCTCCATGCTGGGCCCATATATGGTTGTGCTGCCATAAAACGAGTGCCAAATTCTTGATACCCAGAATAATCAGCTGGCGAAATAACTGCTCCAGCCATTCCACCTTTTAGCAATTCTAACCGGATAGAACGCTTAAGGTTTCCAGTATCAACCGGTGCTAATTTTTGAGCTTCGGTTTGCATATTAGCTGTATGTTTTTTTACTATTTCCTTAACAGCTGTCTTCTGCATATTCTGTTTAAGTTTTCTAATTAGAGCATCTTGTCCTTTAATCGAAAAATTATAGTTACTCATTTTGCGTTTCCCCCACAATGAAACCCATTATCTTAAGCGGATATACACCTGTCTGGAGCTTGTAGAACGTATCACCACCGTTGACAGTCAATACGTCCCAGCCGTCATCAAACGGCTCTACCAAGCGCACAACTAACCTGTCTACGTCGATGTCGCCAAATAATTGTTGCGAGCGGTCAACGCCTAGATGTGTGACGTTAGCAATTGCTTCACCAACCTTAATCGGGTCACCGCTGGGATTGTCGGAGTCGTAATGGTCGTTTGATTTGTAGAATTTAACCTTATCTGTGAATCGCATCCCATCACTTCCCTTGGTATCCCGAAATAAAACTAACCTTACCTAACGATGTAGGCTTGTCCTCTTGATCAGCTAACCAATCGACGATGTCGTCTTTGAAATCGTCGAAATCATCACTGTTGAATGTGATTGATTCACCTTCTTGGGAATAGTTAGCCATTCCTTCATTTTTAAGGCGATTGAAACGCCGTACAGCCACTTCTAACAAGATGTAGTTGAGTTCATCGGGGACAGCCTCACTCGCTTTTCTATGGAGCTTAATTTTTAATGACGCCGACGTATTATCAAGGATTAATTGTAGTAATTCATCTTTGCTAACATCGTCTTTCTTCAGCATCAGTAACTTTTTAAGATTCTTCAAATCTTCTGTTTCATCCATTTGACCACCTCCTAGGCGGCGTCAGTGATTGTCACCGCTAATGTAGTGGTAAATTTGCCACTAGTGAATGTGATAGTTGCTGTACCAGCCTTAACGCCAGTAACTGTAAACATGCCATCGCTCTTTTTGGAAACTGTAGCAACTGTTTCATCACTTGATACTGCTGTCATTGCCTTAACTACGGCGTCAGCATCGCTTGCGTCTACTGGATCACTAGTGATGGTGATGTCTTTAGCGTCCCCCACCTTCTCGGACAATGTTTTTTGACTAGCGGTAATCCCACTAGCAGGTGGGTTTACGCTTTTGGGGCCGAGTAGATAAGGTTTTTATCGTAGTAAACGTAAGCTGTGTAATGTTCATCAGCTGTCATGATGGTTGTCTTACGAGTAATGTCTCGGTCAGTTTCAACTTGCACACCACGCTTCATGATTAACTTGAGAGCTGGCTTAGTTGGATCCACCTTGATAAATACTGCTTCGCCTTCTTTTAACTTTTTAGAACGCACAATTTGAACACCCAATACGTCAAGATATGTGCCGTTGATTAATTGATTGGCGCCCACTTCTGAACCAAGCTTTTGTGCCATAGCATCTTTACGAACCTTAGCTGCATCCTTAGGGCTCATAATTGCCACTACTACCTTGTCATCTTCATCATCAAAGATATCAAGCGCGGCTTGAATGCCATCAACTGTTGGATCGAACGTGATTGTTTGAGTTGCTGTCTTAGCAGCTTCCAATACGTCGTCATCAACCTTATTGGCAAGCGATAAGCCTAATTGACGAGTCGATTCGCCGAGTGGGTCTCCATATCCTGAAAGCACTGCTTCGTCAGTAATAGAAGTCCCTTTAGCAGCCTTCTTAATGGTTGCTTCTTGCGTTTCCGTTCCTAATTTATCAAGCGGAATAGCTTCACCTTCACCAATATCTTGTGCATCGCCGATGTAGGTAAACTTAGGAAACTTCAATGTTGTCCCTGGTTGACCTTGTAGGGTAGTATCTACATTTGCTAATGGTGAAAAACGAAGTGCTTTCTGTAATTCGTAAGAAACAATCGGTGCTAATACCTCTGGGTTTGTTAAATCTGCAATTTTTGTTGGGGCTGTATCTGCCATTATTTAATTCCTCCTGTTAATTTATTAAATTTGTCGGGATCGTTTGCAAGGAGTTGAACCTTTTCAGCCAATGTCATTTGGTCAAAATCTTTTGTCGAAACCTTAACCGATTTCTTGCCACTGATTCGTGGTGTCGATCCTTTCATAAACTCTTTTCTAGTATCTTCCTTGATGTCATTAATCAAGCCTGTCAACGCCTTTACGTTTTCGTAAATAGCGTCATTATCAGTACCATTGCCTACAACCATGTTAAGGACGTCGTCACTTACTACTAAGCCTTGGTCTTTGAAAACTGCATTAGTTTCATTGATAGCTTTAGTACGAGCAATTTCAGCTTTTAACTTAGCAATCTCATTATCCTTTTCGGTTTCTTCCTTTGACTTTTTATCGTCGGAAGCGAGCTCCTTAATTGATTTTCGTCCGGACTTTAAATCATCAAGTAGTTGAGATTGTTCCTCGTACTTCTGTTTCAAGTCATGGTTTTCAGCTGTTTTAGAATCTAGACGCTTCTTGAGCTTATCAACGGTTTTATCGCCATCGATATTCTCGTTTTTGCCATTTTCTTCTTCGTTTTCCTCTTGTTGTCCTTGTGCATCTTCCGAGCTAGCATCGGTGTCTGCATTAGGATAAAGATTATCATTAGTAGCATCGCCACTACCATCTGATTGTTCAGCGAAGAATTGTAAGTTCATTGGTAATTTTTCTTCTAGTTTCATAACAATTTCTCCTTTTGCTCGCATTTAAAGCCTTGGGAGGCTACTCGGTTGTTCTTTTTTGCCTGCAAACAGGAAAAAGGCAATAAAAATAGCGGTAACCGTAATTAGTCATCGCTATTAGTTTTGTCATGCCAAGCCGAAATGCTGCATCTACAATTGGGATGCACAGGTAAATCTGGAACATCATCAACTGAATAGATGCCTTCGTTATAAGACGCTATTTCAAGACAAATCTTACAGGCAGAAGGTTCTGCGTGCCATTTACAAATCTTGATATGGTACTTTTTGAAGCTACGTAGTTGTGCCTGTGTCTGTACCCTAGCTGATTCAGTTCGAGCTAAACGTTCAGTTACATATCTAGCATTGTTAATCTCATCTTTAAGATAGGGTTTCAAATCACGCGCAATCACCCTAGGATTCAATCCCTGCACCATCTGTTTAGTTATCAATTGGTCTAATTTAGCTTTAAAGACGTCGCTATTAGCCCATAGTCGTTCGCTAAAATTAGCATTGCCGGTAGACACCATTACAACGCTAGACGTTTCAGCCGCTTTAACTGCTCCAGCTGAATCGGATAAGATACCAGCCTGTCGTTTTAGTTCATCAACATACTCATTGTTGAGCCTGTCAGTCATTGAGGTGTAGATATCCATATTATTATCGATCATCTCTAAACCAATTTGAGCTTTGAGCATTTCCAAGCGGTTGATGCGCATCGTGGCGTTGTAAAGACGCAGACGAGTGTTAACCTCATCTGAAAAATCGGCGTATTCCACTTTGCCTTTCTTCTTGAAAATTCCCCTTGCTTTAGCTACCAGTTTCTTTGCTTGGTTAGAAAATGCTTGGACGTCTTCTTGCGCCACCTTTTTACGAGCTTCAGCAATCGTGTAACCTTCTCGCTTAGCATACCGGGTGTACTGCTCGCTGATGTCCTTGTTGATGCCATCTAGCAACGTGTCGTAATGTTCCTGGAGAAGCCTATCGAAGTCCTTATCGGTTTTGATGTTGGCTTCAATCCACTTGCGCTCTTCAGCTTCACGCTTATTCCAATACCGATCATTCTTCTTGTTCAGCTGTTTCTGATTCATTGTTCATACCAGCTTTCTGTTGGTCAGTCAAATTACCAGTTACCCCTAGTGAGTTCTTAATTGCATCGGACTGTTCTTTTTTCATGCGATCAATTTCATCTTTTGGATCGTCGACAATTGATAGCGCAGATAATTGTGTTTCCTTGCTGGTAACTCCTTCAAGACTCTTAGCAGTAGCAGCTTCGTCAGCAAGATTGGCTGGAATGTTCTGTGAGAATTTAAATGATAAGTTCTGCCATTCGTCTTTTTTATTGTCATCCAATACTGTGCCAATACCAAATAACAACTTATATAGTTGTCTCAACGATTGAGTAAACTTACGCTCTTTATTCATCGCTAAGTTTCTCATCGGCAATAATTTGTACTGCATCGCCACGCCTGAACTATTTCCCGCAAAAGCCTCATCATTGAGATTTGAAACCATGCTAATTTGATAAGCAAGATTGGTAATTCGGTCAATCAAATTCTCTTGCATATTGTCACCGTCTGGCTTCGATAGAAACTCTAATTTAGCGTTAGTTGCATCAGCATCTGGCGAATAGATGATTTGTTGACCTTCAAGATTTACTTTGGGATTACCTTCCTCGTCCTCTTCAAGTTGAACGCCAAGCATTGCTAAATAGGCATTGTCAAAATATTCGACCTGGTTAGCTTTTTGACTCAACGTATTATCCAATGCATCAATCAGTGTCTGCACATTATCTAAAACGCCTTGCCTGTCTTCGTTTTGAAAGAACTCAACAGCCGGAACTGTACCGAACTGATTAACTTCACCATCATCCATCTTGAACGTGTCAGACAAATCATACTTAATATCATTTGTGATGACTTGTCCATGGAGTCGATTATTGATGTAATAGTAATTAATGAACGCAATCGGGTTCATGTCAACTGTGTCATCGTAGATGATAAAAGCGGATAACGGGCTTGCGTACTGCACTCGTGTCTCACTATCCTCATCTTGATACAAAAAAGCAATCGAACGACCATAGATATCTACTTGCCGACTAATCTCGGATAGCTTATCTTGAAATGAATTCTTGTCGTTCCATTGCTTTAATTTTTCGTTATCTTGCTTATCATCAAGCGTAATTTTGGGTGGAATTCCAATAAAAAATCCGTTAAACGTTTCAACAATATAGTGTGCCAAATTAGCTACTAATCGGTTATCCGGGCGGTTACCGCGGTGCGTGTCTTTATGCAAGATGTCATGATCGCCGATGTAATCTTTTCGCAAACTTTTATAGTGTTCTGCAATCATCATGTGTTGCAAGATAAAATCTAATACATCTTGTCCCGTCAACTCTTTGTCTGCTGGAAATACTAGCGTATTGTTATCAGTTACTAATATGTTTTCATTAATTCCTTGGATAAGACCACCTCCTTAAATATAATCATTTCTCAATACTGCGGCTTTATTGCCTTGCTTAAGTCCTAGTTTGGAAGCTAGGTCCATAATGATGTACTTAAATGCGTCACACGTATGGTCGTCTTCTTTAATAACTTTAGGTTCGTCCAGTTCAAAAGTCTTATCGTCCCATGAATAACGTTCATGCTGGTCAATAAAGATTTTATTGTCTTCATTATCCAAATAATAAACTCGTCCTTGAGCCAATAAGTTAGACACGAAGTCAATCATTTCAGCTTCCTTTTTCTTAATCACTCCATGCCAACGCAAATTAAACTCCTTTACGAATTCGTTTCGCATAGCACCTTCTGCCGAATCAATCGTTAACTTGATGTATCGCTTGTTCCCATACCGTTTTTGTACGGAATCTAAAAAAGACTTAATCTCGGGGACTAAGTCGCTAGGCGCCTTCTTATTTGCTTTGTTGTGCGGACTATAGTAATAAGTGTCTAACACGATCACTTTGCCTTTAGACGTCAAGCCAATAACAACGGCTGTCGTAGCCGAATTAATGTGCCCCGCATCCAAACCAACGGCTAGCGATTTAATCTCATCATCGGTTGGTATCTCTTGCAATTTGTGGAACAACTTCATGTTGTACACATTGTTACCGATACCGATTGATTTACCTAAGTACAGCCATGAATAATAGTTATAGTCATTCCGCTTGTATTTCTCAATCATGCGCAGTTGTTCAGGCTGGATAATACCTAGCCTATCCATAGTGTAATCAGACGTATCAATGAAATAGTCCTGGTCTCCTGCCATCGCTTCTGCCCACTGATTAACCCAATTATATTTACTTTTAGGGGGGTTAAACGAGTAGAATATCTTAACGGCATCTACGAACGGGCTTTTTTGACGTACAAAAGTACTGTTAGATTGGTCAAATACTTCACCGCTCTTAAAGTTGCTTATTTCTTCGTACCAAAGTGCAATTACATTACTAATCGTGTTCGACTTAAGCTTTTCTGGATTGTCAGCACCATAGAATCGAAAAGTAGAACCTGTACGTATGTGTTCAATTTTCATAGGACTAACACTAGATCTAAACTCACTAGTCATGCCCAGCATATCAATTGCCCATTTAATCTGGTTAAAAACTGAATCACGTAAATTAACGGCATTCTCACGAACGCAAACTATGTTGGCTTTGTGATTGCGCTGAATCTGTTGCTTCATCATCATAACCAGCTTAAGACTAATGGTACTGGACTTAAACGAATTACGCCCGCCTTTGAGAATGAAATAATTCTTGTTGGAATTAAAAAAACTTATAAAAGTGCGGTTGTATTAAGTCACTAAGTTTAATTACCTTATTCATCTGGCAAATCACTCACAATCACTGTCTTATCTTCTAAGTTTGTAGCATCGGTCATTACTTTGGCTTTGTACTCACTTATATCAGCTTCCGCGGTAAGCTTCCGAATCTGTTGCTCAAGCAACTTATCATTGTCAGGATAACGTTTAAGAATCTCTTTAGCAGCGCTAATCTTGGTTTTAACATCAGCCGGCACCTTCACTGTGCTTACATCGTACTGTGTGGCGACTACCTTCGTTTCAAGCTCCTTACCTCTAACTACATTAGTAAGGAACTCTAAAGCTTCCTGTGCGTCCATAATGCGGTCTGATTCAATCTCTCGCATCTTTTTATCAATGTACGCTTTAATATTAGGTTTTATTAGGTTTTCACTTGCAATCGTTGGCGCTGTCTTCTTGCTATAACCAGCATCAATTGCTGATTGAGTAGCATTGCCAGTCTTGATATAATTGTCTGCAAACTTCTTTTGTTTAGCTGTTAGTTTCATTACATATCACCACACCTCCTTTAAGCAAAATAAAAAGCCACACAACAATTAAGTTATGTGACCTTAGCGTTATAACTATGAGATGGTGAGGATTTGCACCCCACATGACGTGTTGAAAGTGGTTTAGGAACGAGTATGCCTAATAAATTAGGTTCCCTCTCAGCTGAAACTTCACCACTGTTTTTGTAGGCTGATTGCTTCTCGGTTGTGTCCGTTCCGCCATTCCCGCAATCTTCTACCAAGCCTTTTGTCTTATCAACCGTAGCGTCTACCTATTCCGCCACATCTCTAGTGGAATAAACAAATGATCCACTCTGTAGGATTCCAAATCTTTGTCTGGGTGTGAGCCATACCACTTCTAACACTAAGTGGAGCGCCTACCGTTTTTACCACTCACTCAAAACACCATCTTCACTTCCTTCACACGAGGCTGGTGTCATACAGAGTTTGGGACTGAGGAAATAAGACAGCAAGGAATCGAACCTTGCGACAAATGTAACATGCCTTTCCTTGATTGAATTTGTTGAAACGGAAGTTTGCCGAACCATCTGCCTTACATCTTTCGACAATACCAATATAACGGATGTTAACTCCAAAAGTACTCAAGTTTTACTCCAAATTTACTCCAGATTAACTCCACTTTTTTATTTTACAAAAGCTTGGCATTCCAGCCTTTCAGCTACATCTAATAGCGCTGCTTCGTGCCAATTAAAATAAGTAGTCGATGACATGTTGTAATACCTGTCGGGCAATCGTTGCATTAACACGTCCATGTAGTAGCCGTGGTCTTCTTCGTAGCCTTCACAATAGACAATTTTCAGGAGTTCACGATAATGGTACTTTCTACAACTGTTGATTGCCCAATCTACCCATTTACAGAACACTTTACCTTTTTCGGCATTAATCATTCTTTGTTCAACATATTCTGGAGCGGGTGCCGTTGCACTTGGTGCCCCATCACCAAAGCTGGCGGTAACTTTCGGGTTAACCGGAGCATTGATGTAAGCTTTGTACTTACGGTATTTAGACAATATTTTTCTTGCGTTATACTTGGTCTGCTCTTTATCTAATTCTGGTAATAATGTCATGCCCCGTCACTCCTGTTATAATAATGTTGTCAAGATTATTAGATCGAGGGCACGTCTGTGAGGTGCTCTTTTTTATTACCATCATTCATCGTCGAATTCATTCCACATTTTCTTTAAACCTGTACTAAAACATAGTTCACATGTTTCAAACTCTACTTCTTCTTCATTCGTTTCAATATCAACAAGTTTGATTTTTTCATTATTCCACCTCTTCTAGATTGATTTTGTAAACCTTGCCACCAGTTTGTTTCGCTAATTCTTTTGCGTAATCTTCATTGTAAAACGTTGCGCCATTTATGGAATTTGCAAATGTATAAACCATTTGTGATGCAGATACTGATTCTTTTAGGTATAAATTCCCTAACTTAACTATGTAAATGTTTTCCATACTTAATCATCCTCCTTTAATAATTACCACTAATTAATGCCCACTTCGTAGTATCAAATCTTTTAATTTTATAGCACTTAGGGCAACCGGCAACTACTTCTTTGTGCCATACACCCGATATATCTGATGGGACATTTGCCACACGCAGAAATACCCAATCATGCTTACAGAATAATCTCACCGTTATTACACCTCTTCATAAGTTTTCCTGAAAATGTCGTCAGCGATTGCCCAATGCTCACCCTCAACACCCGTAGCAATCCAATCACCTATATTGATAGCCAAATCGCCTTCAAGGGTTGGTATTGAAAACGTAGGATCCCAACCATCAATTACAAAGTTTTCTTTCACAATCCCATATTTATCAATCATTTCATCCGAGCCATCAAACTGTTCAGCCTTGATAGTTGCTGTTTTGCGATATTCTTTTAGCATTGGTTGTCCTCCAATTTTTCTGCCTAATCATTCCAATATGGATAAATCAGCAGTGTTATGCCCAAAAATAATAATGTGCTGGCTACATCGTTGCGGTATGTTCCGAAAATCGTAAATGCCATCATCACTATGTAGGCATGTTCATGAAGCGAACTTATAATTTTACTCATCTTCTACCTCTTTATAAATTTTCACCAAGCGATTCTTTCCAATATATATTAGCTATATTTTTCCGCCACACTTCCCAGTAAGTCATGTCGTAAGGACATTCATTCCATTCAGCTAAGTTCTTTTCAACAGGTACCCAATCCTTATAGCAAAGATAAAACGGCATTATGAATATAATTGGAATTAATATAAGAGCAAGGATTCCAAACAAAACATCTTTAATCATCTTCTACCTCCACAAACTCAAGCAGTCCAGCATTGTTGTAAGCATCGTATTCGGGCCACTTTTCTTTAGCTTCCTCCTCTGTAAGAGCACCACCCGTAATTCCGTCACTGCCTGTAAGGCCTAAGATTACCTTCCCTTCATCATCTAATCTAACATACTTCCGAAGACCGTGTATCCCTTTTAACTTAACTACACGTCTTGGTTTTTCAAATGTTTTTACATATTCTTCTTTAGTCATCTAGTCGCCCTCCTTGAATCTTTCTAATACCGGCTTAAATTGATCTTCCAATCGGTCCAACTCGTCAAGATATTGTGTTAATTTCATCACATCATTATTGTCACGGATCATTAAATGAATAGCGGCGTTAAGAGCGTACCTGACACTCGGATAGAAACCAAGTTGCTTCATGACAGGTAAATTGTCCTTGTCTAACTTAATCGCTCCAGAATCATCTCTGATGAACTTCATCAAGGTGTGATTGTTGTGGCTCTCGATTTTAATCTGGTAATCTTCGTTAATTTTGATAATCATTTTTTTATCCCCCTAATCAGATAAGTGATCCCGCTAATCCACGTCTGTAAAATAATCGCCGCTATAAAGATTGCTACGCCAATCAATCCACTATGCAACACATGCCCGATTAACACTGCTGGCAATAGCCAAAAAACGCATGAGAAATACCACAGCATGAACATAATTAGACTTCCTCCGGTTCAAATTCCACATCAATGCCTACCTTCGCCATGCCAATCGCAATTTCTTCGGCTTCCTTCAGCGCTGCTTCTTTTTCAGCAAACAGTTTAGCTTCTTCTTTCGGTGCTGTCCATGAGATTTGATTCATATAACCTTTATCATGCTTGTTTTTCAGCACATAAAAATTGTGTTGCTTCACTTCGAAGTTGACCTGCTCACCGATCGGGCTAATCGCAGCATGTAAAATGTCCGCCTTCTGTTTTGCTTGCTTCCATTTTCTGAATACTGTGGCATCTTCAATACCCACATATTGGTGGACTTGGTTTCCTAGCCTACGATAATAGGTGTTAGTTGCCGTGTTCTTAATTACATACATTTTTTTCAATCTCCTTTTTAAATTGCTTTTTTCGCCAACATTCTTGTTCTTCTGTAACTGCTTTTTCAATACGTTTTAAATCATCAATCGTGTAATTGTTGCCGTAGATTTCCCTAACAATTTCCTCTACCGTCATAATTCATGAACCTCCATTTCAACTCTAGGCTCTTCGGCATACATCTTATCCATCTCAACGCTCACTATTTGGTTGTCATCGTGCCATACAACGCCTGTGCACGCATCTGTAACTGCTTTAAACAAGTTATCTATGTCCGGTTTAAAGATGGGTCTATGCTCGTTAGATAGCCTTCTGTTACGTTCGGCTTTTGACACACTTTTCTGAACGGAGCGATAAAACGTAGTCTTAACTTTCAGTGCGCCCATAAGTGGTTCGCCTTTGTACTGATTTTTAACAATTAAGTGAGTTCTATCTTTATAGGCTTTATATTTCGGGGCAATATACGCCCACCCTTTCCGCGTCACTCTCGGTCTGCTAGCGGCTACTGGTTCGCCATCAATCACTAACTTAATCACTTGAGGGCACCTTCTTTTTGCATACTTTGTACCAATGGCTAGCAACGTTATATCCTGCCATGCCTAATTTTTCGGCAATTTCATCGAATGTTGCGCCCTTGCTTCTTTCGGCAATCAGAAACGCATCTTCCTTTTTAGTCCACTTCTTAGGGGTCATTTTGCTTTTACCTTCGTTGATTTCAATTCCGAGTTCCCTTAAATCTGAATAGATTGTCTGGGTTTCAACGCCTAGCTTCCATGCAATATCTGCATAGCTAAGGTTCCTATCAAGCATTTCTGGAATTAGCTTCTGCCAGGCAACCTTCATCTTGTGCTTTGTCATGCTAATCTCACCAATGTACTTACGCTTTTTAACTTTTGAGATGCTCAATCCACGAGCTCTACGAAAACCTTCGTAGTCGCCACGATCCAATAACTCTTGCTCAATATCGGCTTGATTAACAGCTTCGCCAACCCTTATGTAGCGCATCGGTTCCGGCATATCCATATAGACGCTATCCTTGCGGTCACCGTCGTATTTTGTGTAGGTCTTAAGCATCCACTTGTGTAGGTCTGATTTATGTTCACTTTCGCCGTATACTTCCTTACTATTGACTCCGATTAATTGCCACATTAGTCTAACAACTCCTTTTGCCCTTCTGCTTCTTGTGGCTCGTCTGTATTTAATTCCATTTGCTTGGGCGTAATCTTAACTAACACATCGTCACCTGCGGTATTGCTTAATTGATTTGCTACTTCAAGAAAATCAGTATCTTCAACTGTTAGCAAAACCTGTGCTCCGTTTCTGTCTAGAGTTACCTTCTTCATGTTTGCTGAAAATTCAAAACTGTTATCTTTCATTATTTTCCTCCAAATCTAAATCTGCTGGCATGACCAACATTTCAACATGCGGATCTTCTGAGTAATACTTGTTAGTTTTAGTGCTAACTATTTGCGCGTCATCGACCCATAGGAGCCCCGTACAGGCGTCCGTTACTGCTTTAAAGTAATTATCTATGTCACCTTTAACGACGGGTCTATGGAAGCCTAAGAGCCTCATTTCACGCTCTTTTTTCGACAAGCTCTTTTGGATGGGTCGGTAAATTGAAAGTTGCACGTGCACTGCGTAATCTACCGGGTCACCGTGATACTGATCCTTAACCGCCGCAGCCACTTTTTTCTTGTATTCTCTCGACTTGGGCGGGTCGTAGCTTCGGACGAATCCCCCACGTCCACTAAATCTAGGTCGTCCTTGTGGGACTGGCTCCCCCGGTACTTCTATTCTTATCAACTCGCTAGAGCCCCCTCTCGTGCTCTCTTAGCCATTTCATCTAATAACTCGTAGTATTTATAGGTAGCCTTCTCAACTGCCGTCATACGGCTTAAATCACCCTTATATTGAGTGATCATTACATCCATAAACTTATCTCCTCCACCATCTTCGAAAAACATAAAGCCTTGGCGTTTTTCAATCTCGGCACAATCGATGGCGTCCCACACAGCCTTCCAGCGCTGTTCTTCGGTTTGGTTGATATATTGATTCAGGATTCTGTTACCGCAATCAGCTTCTTCTCGTTTCATCAATATCTTTTTCCGCTTATTAAATGCCGCTGCGCGTTTTAGAAACAACCGAACCGCCTTAGATTCCTTATAGCCATTCTCTTTCATAATCGCTTGATACTCGCGGTAGTCCATGTAAGCCACTAGATTGCCACCTCTTTGAAAGTCATCTCTTCGCCGATGAACGTAAAGTTGATATCCGCTAGCTCTCCTTCACGGTTCTTACGAATGGATAACTGCACAACGTGATCATCACCAACCGATTCTGGTCGATGTAAGAATGCGACTACGTTAGAATCTTGTTCAATACTTCCTGATTCTCTTAGGTCAGAAAGCACTGGTGTCTTATCATTCCGATTTTCAATTCCACGAGATAATTGGGATAGGGCTACAATTGGAATATTAAACTCGTTAGTTAGTCGCTTAAGCTCTCGTGTTACCTCGCCAACCTCGATGTAGCGTTCTTTAACGTTTGGAACTTTGACTAGCCCAATGTAATCAATAATCGCCATATACTTGCCTTGCTTTGCCCTAGACGCGTTTTTTCGAATCGTCTGGACTATTTCACCTAACGTTTCTAAACCGTCGTATACGCGCAATTGAGACTGTGCCAATTGTTCGATTGATTGATTAATCAATTTTTTAAGAACCGGAGATATTTTGTTTGCGTTAGTCCGTAAGGTGCTGCTTGATATGCCGGTCATTCTTGAAATAAACCGATTAAGCATTTCCTGTTTATTCATTTCAAGCGTGAAGAAATCAACTTCAACATCTTGGTCATTTGTCATAGCTTCATAAGCTAGGTTTACCGAAAACGCCGTCTTACCGGTCGAGGGACGTGCTCCAATCGTTAACAGCATTGAGCCGTACAGCCCTCCACCTAAGATAGTATCTAGTTGTTTAAACGTCTTAACCCCTCGTGGCTTAGGGTGATTCAGTGCTTCTCTTAATTCTTCAAAGGCATCATCAAGTTTTCCGTCATCCGTAGCTTCTAACGTTTGATCTTTAGCTAGAATCTCTCTAATTTTTTCTTCATTTTCAGAAAACGGATTAGCTTGGTAGTCTTTAATAGCTGAGCTTAGTTCACGTTTGTAAGCTAACTTCCGCATTAAGTTAATGTCATTATTAAGCTGGCTAACTGCTGGTGCTTCGTCCACAATCTGTTTAAAGGTTCGGAAGTCCATAGCCTTTTTAGTCAATTGATTGTATTTACCATAAATATCTAATATGTCGTGACCGGTCGTCTCACTAATTGCTCTGTAGATTAGTCGATAGTCCTCGTAACCGAACCATTCTTCATTCAGTGCAACGGCTCCCACCTTTTCCGGGTGGTTCAGGAGGGAGCCGATTACTCCCCGCTCAATATCAGTGTTCATTAATCGCTTTCGCCTCCTGAGCTCTTCGCTCAATTTCTTTTAAGTGTTCCGCTTCTTTATTGACAATCTCTTCTGGTGTCTTGCCCTTACATTGACCATCGCTAGTAGTCTTCGTTCTATTAGCATGATTTAAATACTCTTTAGCTTCATTTAGATAATCATCAAAATGACTTGGTGCAAATAAGGTGTTAGGACGGAGATACTTTTGCATATCTTTATTGTCTTTCCATTCTGTAGACTTATAATCGATTACCAATTTGAAATCTTTCTTGGTAAATCCATCGTTTAGTCTAGCTTTGATTAATTTCCTATTTGCTTCTGTGTTATGAAACGCTCTTCCACTTTTCTCATTCAAATAACTAATCAAGGCCGCATAATCAACATGAGGTTCTTTATCTTCATTATTATCATTATTGTTTGTTGTCATTGGATTGTCAGTCGCTTGTCGTTGCTTTGTCACTGGTTTGTCATGCTCTTGGTACTCACTCCAGTTATTTACCGTTATGACGCTGTATTTCGTGGTTGATTTGATTGTCAACATTTCGGCATTTTCAAATTTCTTAATCCATCTCCATAGTGTTCGCCATGTCACGGCTTTGTCACGTGGCACGCCTTCATTGAACTCGGATGCCAGTATATGGGCACCCGTGACCATTTGACCGCTTGTCACCGATATTTCCTCACCGTTGAACAAAAACTTGTTTTCGCTATGGTTAGCTTTCATTAAAATAAGCAACCAAAGCTTGAGCTGATCAGAATTTGTCCAAACGAATGAGTTTTGTATTTTTCTATAGAGTGAAATCCATCCCTGATCGCCCATTTAATTCAACTCCTAAGTTTTTAGAACGGTAAATTTTCATCTGAAATATCAATTGACTGCCCGCCATTAGCGAATGGATCTCCTGGCGTTGATGTTTGCCGTGCATTATTTTGCTGGTTGCCTTTTGGTTTCGAATCTAGCAACGAGAAGTTATCCGCCACAATTTCGGTAACGTATACTCGTTGCCCTTGTTGGTTTTCGTATGAACGGGTCTGAATCCGCCCTTCAATACCTACCAACGAACCTTTTTGTGTATACTTAGCAAAGTTTTCTGCTGCCTTACGCCACATTACACAGTTGATAAAATCCGCTTCACGTTCACCCTGTGAGTTGGTAAACTGTCGGTTAACTGCCACGGTAAAACTAGCTACCGCATCGCCTTTAGCTGTGTGGCGAAGCTCAACATCTTTAGTTAGGCGTCCTATTAGTACTGTTCGATTAATCATGGAGTTCCTCGATCCTTTCTATTTGCCAATCACGAATGCTATTAAGCACGTATAATTGTGCGTTTCCTGCTGAATCTAGCTTTCCATCTTTTAATAGTCGTCTATATAACGGCTCACTAATATTAGTCAATTTCTGGTTTAGCGCGTCTAGCATTGCGATTTGTCCGTTTTCATAACCTAATTCATAATTTTCATTCATCACTATTCCTCCATCTTGTTCTCTCTGGCAAGTTCGTACATCAATGCTCCGCTTAGGATTAAGGCTTGACGATAACTTAGATGATCGAGGGTCTTATCCTTCTTGCCCAGCACTGCAAAAACTCGTTCTGAAACGTCTTTATCAACCTTTTTAATGTTGTCCTTTAAATAAGCGATAACTTTAACTTTGTTCTCTTCTTCCTTACGTTGATACTGTTCGAGCAATGAAGCACCTTGACCGTCGTCGTCATCATCAGCAACAATTCCGAAGGCTAGACACAAGCTAGTCCGCTTAGCATAAGTTTCATTCGCACCTTGTTTTTGCATATTGCTATCATCTGGGAATGAATCACCATAGATGATTTTCTCCTCGCCGCTAATATGGCGAATAACCGTGTAAATTTTATGCGATACTTTGCCACTAGCATTGGCATCGTCGATAACACCTTGTGAAAAGCTAATACCTGAATCAGCTGTGTTAATAGCTTTTCGAATAGCTCTATCAATAGCTCTTAGATCGGCATACTTACCATAGTGAGCCTGTTTATTTTTCTGTGGCTGTTCTAGTATTTTCTGGGTCTCGTACAAGGCTTGATTTAATTTTGGTGTTGGTGAAATATCAATATTTTGCTGAATCATGTTTTCCTCCTAATCTAATCCGAACGTTTTACGTCTTGTGTCAAGACTGATGGTCTCGTCCAAAGCAAATGAATACAGTAGCTCGCGCATGTCGTCTTCGTTCATGTCATCTAGCTTTTCCAGTATGTCATCTTCCAGTTCGTCATCTGTCCGTTCTACAGAGTCAAAATAGCTAGGCAATTCTTCTTCATAAGCTTTTTGTGCTCGTTCAAAACCGTTCATGATTAAACCCTCCCTACTTTCTGTGGTATAATTTGATTGTTAAATTATTTTGTTGAGCCTGCTATTGCCGTAGTGGGCTTTTTATTTTGAATTCTTAATTCCGAACACCTTCTTTCTTGTATAATCGATATGAAAGGAGGTGAAACCTATGTCTAAGCCTTATATCGTTAGCTATGATTTAGACAATCCTGGTCAAAAATATAATGAATTAAAAAAGATAATCGATGCACATTCTATTGATTGGTGCAGATATCTGGATTCTACTTTCTTAATTCGAACAAACGATTCTGCCGATGATATTCTCCAAGCATTGAAGGCAGTAATTGATTCTAACGATCGTGTTTTCATTGCTAACATTTCAAATACTGATTACTCCGGATGGTTAATCGATAAGCAACGGGATTACATACGAAATAATATTTTGTATTAATCCTTATTTTGTCTATAGTTTTCAGCATCTTCGTATTCAACCGAGTGCTCCTCGCTACCGCAAATAGTGTCGAGTGCTTTTTTGATTGGCATCTTTAAGCTAAATACGTCTTCATTAACCATTGTTATGAGTGTTGTATTATATTCGTCATCAAATTCAATAGACGTAATATTGTATGGATTTATATACACATCTTCTCTAATCTTTGCTAACTTCATTACTATTCACCCCTTACTCGAAAAATGAATTAAATCCAAAACGACCAAACATGTAGAACATCCCTGCTATTACCAACACTGCTATTGCGACTCTCATTACAACCCCTCCACCCATTTGTTTACTTTCGGCTTAATGTAATATGTTCGATTGAGATAAGACGGACTAATTACAGCCTCGTCTAGCCCACCGTATTCAACTGCCTTGTCTACCGTTGCTACTGAAAATCCTAGATATTCAGCAACCGTTTTTCGATCCATTAATAGTGGAAACTTATCATCGCTCAAGCGTTCTTTGACCGCCATCTTTATCACCTCCTATCTAGTTGCTCCACCTTTTTTGATACTGTTGCATGACTTTGCATCTCTCATAACTAATCTCCTAACGTTGTTTGACCAGCTGGAACTTTGCTCATCTCTTTAATAATTTGAATTGTTGCGGTTGAAGGTTGCCAGTTGCTGATGAATTCATCGGCTTTATCAAAGTCCTTTTGACGAAGTTGCGAACGTGTCTTAATCCCAGTTACTTCGTTTAGACCGCGGTTGATGTCTTTGAACAACTTGCTACGTTGGGCTGCCGTTAATGCCAGCCCGTGAATCTTGATATATTCATTAACCTTCTCCGAAACTCTTCGCGAAATGTAGCCATATTCACCAACGTCTAAGCGCTGGTTATTCTTTAAGTAATCAACGTCGCTGTCGATTCGGTCTACTTTTTTATTGGTGTTTTCTGTCGCGTTGAAAACTAAGCGAAGCACTTCCATTGGATCAGTTGGTAATTCAGTCCGATGTTCCTTAATGGTTTCTTCCATCTTGTTAAAAGCATCAATGTACTTCAGTTTGAATTCGTCTGCCTTCTTACCAGTGAATCCAAAAGCAATAAAGGTAAATCCATCACGATTCATGTAATACATCTTGTTTCGTTTACCGCTCTTATCTTTGTATTCGCCCTGAGCAAACATCGAATCGTACTGAGCCGAATTTTCGGCTGAGTCAATTTTGTTTTGAATAGCATCTAAAACATGTTTGTGATTCTTTCCAAATACTTCTGCTACTTGTAAGCTGGTTGTCACTGCTTGTTGGTCTTTCATAATTACTAAATTTTTCATTCTTATTTCCTCCTTAAAGCCCTAGCACTTTATAAATCTTTTCTCGTACACGTTTAGACTTTGGTGATTGGTCGCCTCGGATAGCTCGGCTTACCACCGATGGCCACTTCTCACCAATTGCGGCAGTTAACTGTTCCTGCGTCATCCCCTTACGCTTACGAGCAACTTCAATTTTTAGCTGGAGTTCTAAAGCTTGATTTTCTAAAGTTGCTTCTTC